CCATTTGACCACCGAGACCACCAAGAGCCTGTGCCTTAGAGATGTCTACGCCTGCTTGCTGAGCAGTGAGCCCACCAATGCCCTGACCTAGGTTGGCGAACTGCATGCCTGCTTGTCCAAGGGCTTGGCCACCGGCTAGCTGTCGCTGCTGCTGAGATTCAAAACCTGTTTGAGCAGCCTGTTGAGCCTGCAGATAGTTCTGGGCATAGTCTTGCATAATGCGTTGTTGCATCAGGTCTTGAACGCCACGTTCGAATTCAGCACGTTGAACACCTTCGCGGGTGCTACCAAAAGCACCTGCTCCAACCGCTTGAGCTGCCTGACCCTGACGAGCAATGTCCGCTTGACGACGCATTTCACCAAGCGTCTGCTGTGTCACGGCTTCTTGATAAGGATTCATATAGGCCTGAGCTGAACGAGGATCATACGCCTGAGCTGATCCTAAAATACCGCCGATGCCTTGGCCTATAACGGGAACTGCTCGGCCAAGCATATCTTGTGCTGCTTGATATTGAGGAGCGGTCTCAATCGCACCGGCGGCTAACGCTCCACGCTGAGTAAGGTCCATGCCTTGCGTAATGCCCTGAGCTCCGGCCTGTATATAAGGCTCAAAGGCACCCACGCCCTGCTTGGCAAAATCAATCGCTTGCAGCTCTGTTCCAGAAAGCCCCGCAGCCTCTACGGCAGGAAGGGACATGGGCTCTTGATACAGCCTCTGCGCCTCCTGTAAAAGACCGAGCTTATACGCTTCGACCTCAGGGGCTTCTCGGACTATTTGACCAGTATAAGTTACGTCAGCCATTATGCACGGCCCTCCAGTTTCTTCATTAGCGCATACATACGCTTCGCGCCTTTGCGCCGTGATCCGTCGCCCATGTTACGCACTGCCTTAGCAGTGAATACAAACTCGCCGTCACTGAGCATCGCGGGGATGTCGTCTGACGTGCCAGTTCCCGGCCCACTTATGTGACCGTTTTTACGTGGGAATTTAGAGCGGTCCGCCTCACCACCTTTAGCCGCACCCATTACTGGCTGAGGCCGATAGTATTGAAAAGGCGACGTGGTGGAGACGGTGTTAACGCCACCAAAGCGCAGGCCGTAAAGGTCTGGGCGCTGCTCGAGCAGTTGTTGGCCCGGCGAGATACCCATTGCCATGTCTTCAAAGCCCGGCGGTACTTGCGGCTCTTCTGGTTTGAATCCACCAGTCAGGCTCATAATACCGAGTCCCGTAGCTGCGGCAGGCCCGAACTTAGCAAGTAGGCTTGGGGTAGCTGCCTTAGTATAAGCGGCGGTTACAGCGTCACTTGCTGTATTGTTTACTATTTGATTTCTTATTACATCCGCAGTAGTTCCAAATTGATCAGCAACCGTTTGGAATGCGCTTTCTTCTGCAGCAGTTTGAATACGGCCGGGAAGAATCCTGTCGAGTCCGCGCTGAACAAGACTTCGAGAGCCTTCTCCGGTTACTCCTTGAGTACCTAACTGCGCTGCTGCAGGACCCGGAACACCCACTGATTCGACAATAGGCGCGCCAGTTGCACCTCGACCTGCCTCGTAGAACCTAAATCCATCCGCAGGAGCGGCTGCGACAGGAGATGGCACGCCTGCTTGGGTTGCCGCAAAGGGATCGCCCGGCATTACTGTTTCAATACCCGTGGCTTGAGAAATTGGTGCTCGAGTAATTGGAGCACCTGCATCTGGGGCAGGGAAAGCTTGGGCCGTGGTCTCTGCTGCGGTTTCCGTGGCCGCTGTACCAAGATCAGGCAGTGCCTGATCAGGGGCGCCGAATACTGCTTCTTTAGCTCGAGTTAGCTGTCCACCTACTGTAGTAGGACCAGTGTAGCTTCCTGCTTCAAAGGCTCCTGCGCCACCAAATACGCCTGCTCCGGCACCGGCAGTCAAACCGCCGATAGCGCCTGCTTTCAATGCGTCTTTAAGGTTACCACCGCCTATCAGGGTAGAGCCTGCGCTGCCGACGAAACCAGAGACTGCTGCTACGCCGACTGTTGAGCTCACGCCCAACGCGGTAGCGGCAGCCGGTCCGAGGACAAAGGCAAGCGCTAAAGTAGTAACAATACGGCCGATCTTGCTGCTAGCAAACTTTTTAACGGCCTTACCAACTTTCTTTAGTGCCTTGCCTACACCTTTGAAGAGCTTCTTCAGGAAGAACTCAGGCAAGCCAGTATAAGGGTTGATTGTTCCGCTGCCGCCCATTTCTTTCAGGACCATCGCCTCGCGTGGGGAGATGTGGGCAAGCATGGTGTCGCCGTAGCGGCCCTGCTGTCGGATAGCTTCAGTAATGGGGCGAAGGGTCGCAAGACCACCTTCAGCAAAATTCTGTAGGCCCATGGCCATGTCTGGACCTGAAGTTGCCATGATCTCGTCAACGGCAAGATTAAGCGCTGAGAAAAACTCTGGATCAAACTGGGGCGGAAGCAGGTCCTCAGGAATATCCTGAGACATGTACTTCATGCGAAGTTCTTGGTACTTATCAGGGGAGGCTAGAATTTCATCTACCATCGTATTGAGGACGTCTAAAACCTCACGAGGGAGCTGCAGGTCGCGCAGCTCAGCCTTAAATTCCGCAACGGCCATAGGGTCCGCTTCAGCCGCGGAGCTCAATACCGTTTCGTTAAATTCTGAAGGGGAAATGTCCTGCCTCATTTGCTCAAAAGCAGCAAGGTCCTCAGGTCGCATTTCGGCGGGTTGTTGCATTGGGAGTCCCGCTATTCCTCCCGACATCGCTTCTGCCATGTTTTCGTCCTTAGATTGTAGGGGACCACACAGGGTCGCGCGTCGGGAAAACGCGGAATTACGTCAATTATCAACAAATTGTTAGTTTCTGTCTACTTCCATATACGATAAATAAAAATCAACATCCGCTAAACTACTCGTCACTTTCATTATGTCTGATTCTTCCATCACACAAGACACCCCATTGAAGGCGTCCATTGTGCTGTCAATGGCTAGAACAGTGTCTTCAAGTATTTTATAGGGGGTAGCCCCACCGTCAGGGTAGATAGCCAAATTGATGGTGGATGTAGAAGAACCCGTATTAGTGATACGCAAAGACGAAATTACCGCGGTATTCGCCGCAGGAACCGTGTAAATCGTTGTCTCTGTTGCAGCACTTGGAGTTACGTGCTCTCTAAAATATTTTACAGCCATCAGGGCGTCTCCGCAGAAAGCATCGAAACAGTCAATATCACCGAAGCGATTGCCGGTCTTGTTGGGCTAGTGTTGGCCGCTGCCGATTCCAGATAAACCAGTAAACTATCGGACCACCATGCCATCTCAAGGTAGCTATTGGCGGGGTCTGTCACCGTAAAGATACCAGATATATCCGCCACAACGTGACCCCATGTAGTGGCGTTTTTACGTACTGGGACATCATAACGAGTGTTACTAAATGGATAGTTTACGCCACTGTCCTTAGCCCAGAGTTCCATTTCGTGGACAGTATTATCCTCATTAACTCCCTGACAACGCAACGTCACAAAATATTGGCCAGTGTGGTCGAAAACAAGCTTAGAGGCCCGTGATCCGTTGACCGTGGTGCTTGCTGTAAGCTGCGACGTATCCACAACATAGAGCCCTACGCCACCTGTCGTGCCACTGGTTTGGGAGACAATGCGGGTACCCGCCGTGACCCCAGTGCCGGTAAGCGTCATGCCAGAAAGCAATGTGCCTGAGGCGACTGCGGTGACGTCCATTACGGTTCCCGCTGAGCCTGCCCCATCGTCTATCTCAGCCGTAAATTCCGCTTCATGCGACTCAACTCGAATTCCTCGCTCAAAGATAGGCGTATCGTAGGTGATTATATTCTCTAGCGTTGTGCCTAAACTGGTAAGGTCACTCTGGTTCATCACCATGGCATGAGGCAACTGAACCCCATAGTCTAGCTGAAACCCACGAACGCCCGGCGCATTTCCCTTCATCCACAACATCGAGGCAGCGACGTTTTGATCAGGTATAGCCGTGTAGCTCGAGTTGAGTTGTAAAACAATCTGCTCTAACGACCGGATAAGCTGATTAAACTGCTCGGGGCTATACTGACCCGCCGCGGTATCAGGGAGTCGGACGTTTTGTATTTTGCTCATCGCAGACCATCCGGCTTGATGTCAACGCGCATCGTGCCGTAGCGCCAGTTGGTATCCACTTCGTCGCTTGTAATCTTCAGCGCGATCTGGCGACCACGAGCCCTTGTATCCACTTTTTCTGTGGTAGGCGTAATAACGTAAGGGTCCAACGAGCTCGGGCTTGCCGTGGCCTGCGGATACGGGCGCAGGAAAAGGTTAACCGTGAGGTTGCCCTGTTGGTCTTTAAAGTCAGGGATGAACCTACTCATCAGGAGCATGTTGTCCCCGTCTCCGATGTCAAAGTAGCCTGAGTCAATAAAGGCCGTGATGGCGCTGCCGTCTGCTTGATTGACCCCATCTTCATGGTTGTATACCAAAGTCCGGCCTGCGGTCAGTCCGTAAATAGTGCTTATAGTGTTCTGCGTGCTTTCAGGCAGATATTGTGTACCAACGGGGTTCTCGAAAGAACTTACATCCTGCCAAGACGTGCGAGCTAGTGACCCCTCTGACCAGACGTTTTCAACGTAGTTAAATGTCACGCAGCGGTCAATATAGTCAGAGGTATAGCTGCAGTAGAACCACGTCACCTCGTTGAAGTCGGAGTTAAGTGCAGCAAAGACCTTATCTTCCTGTACCAGATTGATGTCGTCAAAGACGTAATCCTGAAGAGTGCAGGGCAGTTTCTTCACAGTACCGTCAAAGACGTAGAATGCCTCGTGGCCCATCCAGAAGGCCAAGCCGTTTACCTCAATCGCAGAATGCGGTCCTAATGCCCCACAGTTAGTGCCAAGTTGTTGAAATCCGAAGGTATAGGGAGGACCTATGTATTGCATACCATGCAAGGAAGTGTCCGTTAAAACCAGTATCTGGCCACGAGATCGAACCGCTGTCTGAATCCTGTTACCGTCAGAAAGGCGTTGGCCGCCTGCGGTGTTAGTGGCTGACTCGACAAAGGTGTTGATGTCTTCTTGGTTAGAGAATCGAACAAATAAGGGGTCCTGAGTGTCAGGGTCCCCTATGGTAGTTTCGGTGCCAAAGCAGATAAGATGCCTGTCTGGGCTAGAAACAAGCATGTAGCTATTAGCTGTTGGAGCCCCTGAAACTAACGTAGCGCGTTGGTCTACTCCGCTATCTGGATTCCATTGATAAAGTCGTCCATCGACAAGCTGCATAAGCAAAACTTGGCCAAAGTTGTCAAATTTCCAAGACCTAGAGGTTAATGTCTCAACTTGGCTCTCTGTCCGTGCAGTGCCCCAAGTCCCTGCGCCCCAAGTACCTGTACCAAAACCAAAGTCAAAATAACTGACATCAGAACCGACATTGATTTGATAAGCGCCTATCACGGAGGCACCCCCATTACCACTGTCTGAGCCGTCTGCATTGACCGGTGCAGTAATAGTGTAAGTGCTAGAGTTCACTACCTCAGTGATTTCCCACTCTGAATTGAGAATTTCGGCGGTGATTTGGCCACCAAGACTCACTGCGCCGCTGAAGGTAACAAAGTCACCTTGGACAGCTCCGTGGTCCGTATCGGTAACAGTAATAATCGCGGAGCCTGAGGAAGCTGAAAAAGTTACATCTCCTGCGGATGTAGTGCTTCTAAGAGGAGTAATATCAAACCAAGAACCTCCCACACTAACGTAGACTTTGCGGTCAGTGCCCGTGGCAAGGTAAGGAGTGCCGGCAAGGTTGTTCCAAGAAAAGGCATCGCTTGCAAACCCGACCAAGTAATCGGCGGTCCCGTTAAAATAGGTCCATCCGCCTATTTTTTCAGGTAGCCCATAACGAAAACGGATGTTATCTCCATCCGTCCAACCGCCTTCAGCGCCGTATTCGGTGTTCTGCTTGTCAATACCGGGCTTTAGCGCCAGTCTTAGATATGCCATACGCGTTTACCAATCCCATCACAGGTATTCGCCAGTCTCGATCATGGATGCGAGCTCGTGGCTACGGCCCTTTACGTCCCGACTCCATTTTGAGTCAAGAAACTCTTTTGCTGCAGTGGTATAGTCGGCTGCTTCCATAGCCGCTAGCGCGTTTTTAAAGCCGCGAAGGCGCGTGGCCCCAAGATTAAAGCTAATGTCTATCATAGCATCTTTTCTAACGTCATCAAGTGAGTTAAACCACGGATATTCCGAAGAAAGTTCTTTCATAACACGTAAGATGTCGTTTTCTAACAGGTAATCTACTTCATCGTCGGAAAGGCCAATTCCCCCGTTAGGGTCTACATTTCGGCCAATCCCTAAAGTCCAATAACCCGCGCTACACTTGTAGGCCACGTGGCGTCCGTTGGTCTTCACTTCGCCTTCATGGCGCTTAAGCATTTCAAGTAGTCTTTCGGTCATAGCTGCTTTAGCACCAATAGCATTTTGGCTAGCGTGTACAAGTTATTCAGCGCTTTTGGTTACGCCGTCTTCGGCGTTTTCCTCTTCTACAATCTCGTCAATGCTATCGCATACATCGGGGACAATAACACCCGTAGTAAGGCTCAACGCACTGCGGCCTACCGCTCGGACACCTTTGTACATGCCAGAACAATAAACTTCTTTGTTTTCAATAACCTGCTCAACTGTAGTGC